AGCAGTGCAGCGAGTAGGCCCCACCTACCCGAGAAAGCAGAATGACCGACATCACACGGTTCAAGGCCATATTCTCTGGACTAGATATTGCCTATGGAACATACAAAATTGAAGGATCGCGCGGAGATGGGAAGCAAGCAGGAAAAGCAGTCGTTGTCCGCAAGCCCCCAACCGACGATCTCTGGGAAAAGCATCTCACAGGCGTTGAGCCAAGTCTTGGAATTATCCCAATCAGGGCGGATAACTCCTGCATCTGGGGCTGTATTGATATTGACCAGTATCCACTGGATCATGCTGGCCTAGTCAAGAAGATTAAGAGCCTGGAGCTCCCGCTTGTTGTTTGTCGCAGCAAGTCTGGTGGCGCGCATGTCTTCTTGTTCACCAAGGAGCCTATTGCCGCCGTACGCATGCAAGAGTATTTGAAATCTTCTGCCGCATTGCTGGGAGAAGCGGGGCGCGAAATCTTTCCGAAACAAGCTGAGATTTTGGTTGACCGTGGCGACACGGGAAACTTCCTTAACCTGCCGTATTTCGGTGGTGACCAGACCATGCGCTACGGCATCAAGGAAGATGGCAGTGCCGCTACCTTGGAAGAGTTTTATGAGATGGTCGAGGCCAACATACAAGGCACTGACCTGGTTGTGCCTGCACCTCCCAAGAAGGCTGAACAGGTCATCCCAGACGGCCCTCCTTGTTTGCAGGCCCTGTGCACGCAAGGCATTCCAGAAGGCGGCAGGAACAATACTCTCTTTAACGTGGGCATCTACCTCAAGAAGATTCATCCCATAAATTGGGAGAACCCTTTGATTGAGCACAACTTCAAGTACGTCCACCCGCCCCTGCCAAACAACGAAGTACAGATACTGGTTAAGCAACTCAACAAGAAGGACTACCGGTACAAGTGCAAGGACGCACCCCTCAACAGCTTTTGCAACTCTGGACTTTGCAGGACTCGCAAACATGGGGTCGGGGCCAACGGACCTGATGCACCACAACTGTCCTCTTTGTCAAAGTACAACTCAGAACCACCTCTTTGGTTCTTGGATATCAACGGCAAGCGTATCGAGCTCGATACCGACCACCTCTATAACCAAAACATGTTTCAAAAGGCATGCGTTGACAAGATCAACGTCTTGCCTCCAACGTTGCGCAAACAAGACTGGGAGCAGATGCTCAATGCACTGCTTAAGGAAATGGTGGAGTCTGAACAAATCCAAGAGGCCACCGACGACACAAGCATTACCGGACGCTTTGTGGACTTACTGGAAGAGTTCTGTACCCACATACAGCAGGCAATGGACCGGGATGAAATCCTGCTTGGCCGCCCTTGGACAGATGAGGAAGAAGCCAAGACTTATTTCCGCATGAAGGATTTGGAAGCTCATCTGAAGCGCAACAACTTCGTGGGCCTGACCGCTCCGAAGATGGCACAGCGCCTACGAGACCTTGGTGGAGAACCCATTCCACTCTTTCTCAAGGGCCGCGCAACACGGTGCTGGAGACTGCCAGGATTCAAGAAACAAGACGCGCCTTTTAACACCCCCGAACAAAAGAAACGGAGCCCATTTTGAATGATGAAGAACGCCCCCTGCTAATAGATAACTTTGAAGACTGCTTTGTCGGTACTTGCTGCACATGGCACGGGAATGAAAAGGTAGAGCGGCTGATCTACAGCGGCGACCAGATGGTGGACAAGCTCACAGCAGACGACAGCATGGATATACATGAGGCCTTGGAGTACATCGAGTTCAATATCGAAGGCGCTTACGTAGGCCCACACACTCCGATCATCCTGTGGCAATGCACGCTGGAAGATATCGAGGAACGTTATGGAGATTAGAAAAATCTTCGGCCCTCCCGGCTCTGGCAAGACAACCTATCTGCTGAACATCGTCGAGCAGGAACTGGGAGACGGCGTCCCCTCCTTAAACATTGGCTACTTTTCTTTCACCAGAAAGGCTGCCAACGAAGCACGGGACCGCGCCATCACCAAGTTCCCTAACCTTAACCCAGACCTTGACTTCCCCTGGTTTCGCACACTTCACAGTCTGGCCTACCGGTGTCTTGGCATCGGCACAAAGGACATGATGTCGCCAGACGATTACAAGGCCTTTGCCAAAGAGGCGGGCATTGAGCTCTCCATCGAGAACGGTGACGAGGACTTCATGGTGAAGGTAGACAACCCAATCCTGAACGAGATCAACATTGCACGGATCAAGGGCCTGGACCTACGCACGCACTACAACCAAAGCAGCATGGACATTGAGTGGTTCCACTTTGAGTTTGTGGAGCGCGCCTACCGGCACTACAAACAAAGCAGGGCGCTCTTGGACTTCACTGACCTGCTTGAGCAGATCGTGCACCAACCTGAGCGACTTCCTAGACTGGACGCGCTGATCATCGACGAGGCACAAGACCTCTCCCGCTTGCAGTGGGACTTGGTGACAGAGTTGGCCAAAAGGTCAAAGCGTTCTTTTTTAGCCGGGGATGATGACCAGGCCGTCTATAACTGGGCAGGGGCCGACGTCGATAGTTTTCTAAACTTTAACGGCGCAATCACCATCCTCGATCAATCTTACCGCGTGCCTGCCAAAATCCACGCGATTGCAAACACCATTGTGCACCGCATCAAAAAGCGCCAGCCAAAGGTTTGGAAAGCCCGCGAAGAGGAGGGACACATTCATTACTACAACGACTTCTTCCAGGTGGACATCAGCCACGGCAACTGGCTAATTCTTGCCAGCACCAACTACATGCTTACCGAGATGCATGTGTGGATCAAAAGCCAGGGCTTGCTGTTCGAGCGCCACGGACAACGGAGCATCTCAGAAGGCATCCTGTCTGCCGTCCTGGGCTGGGAGAACCTTAGACGCGGCAAAGAATTGCCGTTCCTTGTTGTGAAGAACGTCTACAAGTATCTAGGCTCCGACTTTATTAAGCACGGGTACAAAGGCTTACGGCTCGCGGACCCTAACGGTGCGTACAGCATGGAACGATTGAAACAAGAACAAGGGCTCTTGGCCCCCGACATTATTTGGCACGAGGCACTTCTGAAGATCGGTGAAGACAAGCGTGACTACATCATCGCCCTCTTGCGACGCGGCACAAAGCTCACGGGCAACATCCCCATCAAGCTGTCCACGATCCACGGAGCCAAAGGTGGCGAGGCGGACAACGTGCTACTGCTCGGGGACCTTTCCACGCGCTTTGCCAAGGAGTACGAGCGCAACTCAGACGACGTGAACCGACTGCTGTATGTGGGCATCACGCGCGCCAAGCAGGCATTGCACTACGTGCTTCCAAAGAATGAATTAAAGGGGTTTCGCCTGTGAAAACAATGCCTATGTTTCCGACGCTCACCGAGTGGGTGCCGCCGGAGACTTTCCCCAACCTGTCCACCGCCAAGGAGATTGCAATTGACCTTGAAACATGTGATCCGAACATGGAGTCCTTCGGCGCTGGCTGGCCACGTAACGACGGTTTTATTGCTGGATACGCCATCGCTGTTGACGGTTGGGCTGGCTATTTTCCTGTTGCTCATGCTGGCGGTGGTAATCTCGATAAGCACTTCGTTGAGAGGTGGGTAAAAGATGTCCTGGCTACTGACGCTGACAAGATCATGCACAACGCGGCTTATGACTGCGGTTGGCTTAGGGCCAGCGGTTTCACTATCAACGGCCGAATCTGCGACACCATGCTTGCCGCCCCGCTTCTCGACGAGAACCGCTTCTCGTACAGCCTCAATGCGCTTGGCTTCGATTACCTTAAAGAGGTCAAGTCCGAGGCCGCTCTCAAACAGGCTGCTGCCGACTTTGGCGTTCATCCCAAGAAAGAATTATGGAAGCTACCCGCCATGTACGTCGGGGAGTACGCCGAGCAGGACGCGGCGCTGACCTTGAAACTCTGGCACCACTTTAAGACCAAGATGCGCCAAGACGAAGTTGAGTCAATCTTCGACCTGGAGACAGCAGCCTTTCCAGTGCTGCTAGAGCTCACCCTGAAGGGCATTCGCTTTGACCGGGAAAGGTGCGAGCAGACTATCCACAAGCTTATCCAAAGGGAAAAGGCCGTCTTTGCCGAGCTCAAGTCTTTGTGTGGAGGAACTGTGGATATCTGGGCGGCCGCCAGCATTGCCCATTCGTTTGACAAGCTGGGTATTGCTTATGGCAAGACCGCTGCCGGCGCGGCAAGCTTTACAAAAGGCTTCCTGGATTCCTGCGACCACCCCGTGGCCAAGCTGATCGTCGAAGCGCGCGAGACCAACAAGACCCACAGCACGTTCTTGCAGCCCTACCTCGACTTCAGCGCCAAGACAGGCAGAGTCCACCCACACGTGAACCAAATGCGCAACGACGAAGGCGGCACGATCACGGGCCGCTTGTCCATGAACAGCCCCAACCTCCAACAAGTGCCCGCCCGCCACGAGATCATCGGGCCCATGGTGCGCTCACTCTTTCTGCCCGAAGAAGGGCAGATTTGGGCGGCCAACGACTTCTCCTCCCAAGAACCACGGCTCTTGGTCCACTACGCCACGCTCTTGGACCTGCCCGGCGCAGAGAAGATGGCCGAGGCCTATAGGGAAAACCCCGATACCGACTTTCACCAAATGGTTGCCGACATGGCCGGTATTAAACGCAAGACTGCCAAAACGATTGGCCTGGGCCTCATGTACGGCATGGGCAAAGCCAAGTTGGCTGCTCAATTGGACTTGCAGGTAGAGGAGGCCAGTGAATTGATGAACTTTTTTCACTTCAAGGTGCCTTTTCTTAAGGGCACCATAAACGCGGTCATGAAGCGCATCGAACACCCGGCCTCAGGCGGGTCCATCCGAACCCTCCTGGGGCGCAAATGCCGCTTCCCGTTGTACGAGCCGGTGCAGTGGGGCGTGAACAAGGCGCTCCCCTACGAGCAGGCCATCGTGGAATACGGCCCAAGGATCAAGCGCTCGGCCACCTACAAGGGCTTGAACAAGCTGATCCAGGGGTCAGCCGCCGACCAGACCAAAGCGGCCATGGTGGCGTTGCACAAAGCAGGGTTTCACTTGATGCTCCAGGTTCACGACGAGATTGCCCTGAGCGTCAACACGGCTGAAGAAGCACGCGACGCGGCTCATATCATGGCAACCGCTGTTGAGTTGGAAGTCCCGTCTCGGGTGGACGTGGAGATGGGCCCAAGCTGGGGTGAGGCCAAGTAAAAGGTATGATAGGGGCGAAGCTTCTTGCAGTTGCTTCAGTCAGTCTCCTTTAATGGGCTAGGGTAACTCCTAGCCCATTTTTTTCTTGCAACAAACTTATTTTTTCGATACACTGCAATTCAGATAAAAGAAAGGAGAGTCAATGGCTACAAAGAAACCACGCAAGGTCTACACGCCGCCTCTACAGCGGCCCAAGCCTTGGATGTCCATTGCCATTCGCATGGAGACATACGCCAAGCTCAGAGAGTTAAGCGAGTTTCACGGGAGAGGGATGGGGGACCAGATGAAAGTCTTGGTTGACCCGGCCTTTGATATTGCATTAAAGAAAGTGGAAGAACGAGAAACACTCCAAGAAAATGGAATGCTTCCTGTCGAGCCACGCCCTAAACCCAAGAGAAAACTCCAGAAATCAAAAAAGGCTGCCCAGCATGTACAAGTCAAACGTCCAGTTGTCCGTAAATATTATCTTTGACCTCCTGCCTCCCATGGAGGTTGACGGGTCATGGCTACCGGAGCAAGTAGAGATCAAGTCCATCTATCTAGATGCCGCTTCTATTCGCAGCAAGAATGGGCGTGGGCGCATTGACATCACCCGTACCTTTACGCCTGAGGAGATCATAAACTTTGAAGATGAAATTTCAACCCGGCAACTTACATTGCCATTTGAGGAGACAGCATGATTGTTAACCGTCTTACGCATGCGGCACAGATGACCCGGGACAAGGGTCTGTCTGACCTGCTTACCGAGGCCGCAAAGACCATTGAGAACCTAGAGACATGGAAGATACGTTGGTCAGAGAAAGACCTTGCCTACACCAATCTTTACGAGCACTTCAAGTTGATGCGGGCAAAGGCCTACCCGAAGCGTATCGACTCTTTTCTTGTGATGGATGCGTACAAGGGCCAAGACGTGGAAGCGCTATACAAAAAAGGAGAAGAGCTTTGAAGATTTCTCAAGTACGATTTGACGAGTTTATCGGCCCACGGGCCTTTGAGAATGATCAGGGCTGGTCTGCCACAGTTTGGCAACACGCCTGGGAGGCCGCTCTCGAGGAGGCCGCGAGACGTTTCGATACAATGCCCACGGTGGATAATTCTGGTGTATCATCCGCCGAGTACCTAAGAAAGATGAAAGGAGAATAGTATGAAGTTCAAGCCCTTGTTACGTGCATTCCCAAGTGTTCTCGTGAGAGACAGTAAGGGCATGTTGCTGAGAGATTATTTTGCCTCTGGTATTGCAAGTGGCTATGTTCGCTTCATGGGTTGCGACCCGGATGCGAGGGGCCAGATATGCGATCTACAAAACGCAGACAACAACGCCGAGGCCATTGCGCGCAGTTCTTACAAGATTGCTGACGCGATGATGAGAGTGCGTGAAGAGAAGCCAGAGCAGACGCAAGAGGTGCAAGAGGAAACTATCCCGCCCGACACACTGGTAGAGACGGAGGGCGAAGAATGAACTGCCCCGAATGTGGAGCCTGGACCACGATCAGCGAAACGCGCTTGACTGTCATGCGCTACCGGCGCAGAAGAGAGTGTGGCAACGGACACAAATTCACGACGGAGGAAGTCGTGGTTTCACAAGAACAACTCGATTCAGAGTCAAGTGAACGCCTGAAAGTCTTTCGAGAGAAAGAGCCCAAAGGTGCTTCAACAAAAAAGAGTAACAGCAACTGCAATCATCAACCACAAAGGAGCTTCGCATGAGTAAAAAACTTTCCGCCCAAGGCCAAAAGGTCTATGAATTTTTTAGAAGAAACCCCTCCGCAAGTGCCTCTGCGATAGCGGCCAAGCACAAGATGAGTATCTCCAACGTCTACAAGATGCGCGCCCGCGCCTTGGAAGACTTGAGGAATTTTTTCGTCCCTGAGATGCTGCCCATGCCCGAGGTGAAGTCCTCTTGGCAAAAGGTTGTTGAGGGGGTTGAAAAGGTTGAGAGCGTGAGTGTTGATAAGACACTTGATGCGCGTGCAGAGATGTACGGCAAGTTCAAGGATGGGGCGGCGCTGATGCAGTCCATTAAGCGCACCTTGGCAGAGCACGCGGCCAAGCATGGCAAGACCTTTGCCGATGACCAGTGGGAGGCGCTTGAGATGATCGTCCACAAGATCGGGCGCATTGTCAACGGAGACCCCGACGTCACCGACCACTGGGTGGACATTGCCGGCTACGCCACCTTGATCGCCGAGAGGCTTGAAGGTAACGCCCGTTAATCATGATCGAGGTCATTCGCGCCTACATGGGAATAGCCCGGGGCATTCATGGGGAGCGGTGGGTCAGGGTCAAAGAAAGCGTGGTCTACCGCTGTACAGAATGTAAACAGGCCTGGGACTCACGGACCACGGCCCAGGGGCACGACTGCCCTAAGTCAGAAACAGAAAGGAAGAAATAATGGGACAGATCATAGGTATTACGTGCTTCATTGCATGGCTCACGCATATCTTTACGTGCTTTGCACAAGCAATGTGGGGCTTCTTGGTTGCTGGTGCAATTTTCTTTCCAATAGGAATCTTGCACGGCTTTTATTTGTGGTTTTCATGAATGGACGAGGATACGAAACTCGTCCTGCAAATGTGGCGTGTGCAGGTGATGGTCAACGATCACTTGCAGCGTCGTGTGGATGCATTAGAAAGAGAACTGGAGGTTTGCGATGTTAATAAATGTATTGACGTGGGTGATGGTTTTGTTCCTTGGCGGCGCGTTGGTCGTGGTCCTCGGCGCGATCCTGATAGCAGCGATTGATTTTTTACAGAACGGAGATCGATGATGACTGAGTTCAACAAACCAACGCAAGAAAAAGAGTGGGATGCGCTTGCTGAGAAGCAATTGGCGGCAATTAAGCGTTCCACGAAGGCAACCACTGAAGACGCATTGGTTCGCGCCGCGCATAAGGTGATGGCTGAAGAAGACGAAGCGTTCAACGAGATTGAGCGTCAATCTCAGCAGCGCAAGGAAGCCGTGAAAGCCAACATCAAATACGCTCATCGCCTACAACTTCTTTGCAATTTGAAGTTAAAGACCCAAGAAGAGCTGGATCACAACAGGACCCTTAACGAAGTGTTGCAGCGCATCAAAGAACTGCGCCCCGCCATCATGCCGTTGGAGGGGATGGACAGAGGAAAGGCCACACACGAATGGTTTGATATCTTGGCAAAAGATATTGAGGGGATGAAGAAATGATTGACGATCTTAAGGAACACCTCAAAATCATGGGCTTTGTGATTCATGTAGCACTACTTGTGCTTGGTTTTATTTTTGGCATTGCTTGGGTATTGGATTCAATGTTTGGCCCAAGCGATGAACAGAAAGCTGAGATGCGCGTGCCTCAACTCCTGTCCGAGTCCGATGGCTGCAAGGTCTATAAGTTTGTGGACGATGGGACGCACTACTTCACACGTTGTGGTGAGCAGGTAAACACCGTGCGTCATTACACAGAATCTTGTGGCAAAAACTGCACTCGTAATCGCACTGAATCAATTGCAACGGAAGGAAACAAATGAACAACCCACCAGCATTCCCACATACTGTTGAATATAAAGGCTCTGATTGTGGAGGAATCGTTCCTCATGGAGGCATGAGTCTGCGTGACTACATGGCGGCAAGGGCTATGCAAGCGTTAATTGACAACGATGGTTTATTTTCAGAGATACCAACACAGGCTTACGCAATAGCAGACGCAATGCTGAAAGCGAGGGAGCAATGACCCCAAAGAGTTTTGACATTGACACCTGCAAGGAAGTTATAGGCGATGAGCGTATGCGAACCATTGAAGCCAAGGCACGGCAAGATGCTGACAACGGCATCATGGAGAAGTTTCAACCCGCAGAAGGGTATTGGGCCAGTGTGTGTTCATTCATGGAATACGTTATATATAAGACCGCACACAAGAAACGGATGGAGCGTGTTGCAAGGATTAAGGAAAGGGAGATGCTATGACGTGGCGTGAAGTAACCAGCAAGTTTGTCCGGGACATCACTCGGATCAGAACCATCAGGGAAATCATTGCCAAAGAACTCAGAGAGTCTCACGTAAAGAAGCTTGAAGCTGAGTCTGCGGTTGAGTATGCAGTGTCCATCGTTCAGTACAACGAACGACGGATCAAGCGTCTTGAACAACGGCTACTGGAACACACGACAGAAGGGGATTACACATGACACAAGATGAAATCATTGAGATGGCAAAACAAGCTGGTTTCAAAATGGAAAACTCAGCCGCAATTCAAGCCGCAGAAATCTTTTACAAACTAGCAACTGCAAAGGAGCGTGAAGCCTGTGCAAAGGTGTGTGATGCCTTACACAAAGATTGGAAGTGGCGAGCCGCTGAGTCAATTAGAGCCAGAGGTGAAGAATGATTGAAGACCGCCCAAAGTTAACCGTCATCCCATCATCAGATCAAAAAGTAATGGGGCAGGATTTGATGAATGAGTTGCGTGAGGTTATCAACGCATCCAAATACGATCACATGAACACTGCAACCGTGATGGGTGTGCTTGAGATGACAAAACTGCACTACTGGCAATGCAATTTAGCGGAGGACTGACATGATTGAAGTATTGAAACAGATGGTTGAGGCTTTGGAATTTTTTAAAGAGTTATCACTGAGCATGAAGGAAATAGAAATCGCCGAAGAAGTCATCCAAGCAGGAAAGCAAGCTATTGCAGAGTTGGAAAGCCAAGAGCCTGTGGCGTTGCCTTGTTGCGGTTACACGGATGCTAGTGCAGTCAAATGGAATCCCCTTAACGGCGTTGTGCAATGCCACAACTGTGGATGGAACTACTCACAGCGCACATGGGTAGGTCTGGCAAAAGAAGACCGCCTCTGCGCTAAGTACATGCAAGACGCACCCGAGGGCATCGAAGCAGTCATTGACTACATTGAATCAAAGCTGAAGGAACTCAACACATGATCTTGACAATGATAGGTGGGTGGACATACAAAGACATTAAAGACATGGAAGACAACCGTGAGCCAGAGCGTTTTCAAGTCACTGGCAATACTGTGCGGGTCAAGTACAGAAGCAAAGATGACATGAGCGGTTGGTATAAACATCCGCGTGAAGACCAACTCAGGGAGAAGAACAATGATTGACCGACTCATTCTCAGCGCCGTGCTGGGTACAGTGGGATGGAACGGAATGTTCCCCGATCCGCCGGTACCCCTGACACTGAAACAAAAAGCAAAAGAAAGATCAATGAGCGCCGTGTGCGACAAAAAGAAGAAAACTAAGACGGTCCAAGAAATGTGCAAACGATGGGAGAAACAACAAAATGGATGACCCAATAACAAAATTAACTATCGGAGATAAAACTGTCTATCTCGAAGAAGGGTGGTACACTCTTGACGAGCTCCAGGCATATGTCGATAATGTCAGGTGCATCGAAGCGCAAACCCCAGAAAGGAAGAAAGTAATGAAAACAATCAAGAGTTATTTTGAACCCCTGACCCTCACCTTAGTGTGGGTCTACGCTATGGCAATATTCGCCGTGGCAATGGACATTTTCGTTTGGAGGGCCTAAGCAATGGAACAATACTATTTTGTTTTTTACTGCGACGAGCTCTGCGTTGACCTGGAATGCGAACTGGAGTACGAAGAGGACGACCCCGAAGTCGGGCTCAAGGCCTCCATGACCCTGGTCAGCGCCGTGCCAAAGAGCGCCCCAGGCCTGGATATTCAGCCCATTATGAAGATTGAGTTGGTGGACGAGATCGAGGCGGCCGCGCTTAAAGATGCACACGACAGAGAAAGGGACTTTTAATCATGAAACCCGCAGTTTTTACAACAGATGAGCCGCCCGCCCCGATCGACGATATGCTGGTCAAGGAGTACGTCAATGGACTTAGGCGACACATTGAAATACTGAACATCCAAATAGAAACCCTGGTCAAACAACTCCATGACAAGCAAAACAAAGAGTGACCACGCACCACGGGACCTCCTGGCCGATCTCAATGAGATGGCCAAGGAGTTGATGCAGATATACCTACTTAGGATTAATGGGCAGGATATCGTCCTGTTCGGGCCCATGCTGGGTTGGCCTGAAGAAGAGGACGTTGAGGTGGAAAGTATTGGTTTTGGAGAACTGGTCAAGGTGGAAGACGTGATAGAGATGCTACAGCGGATGCATGGGCGCGGTGGGGAGGGAAGTGTGATGAGTAAATTGCAATGAATCACGGACCACGGACTACGGACAAAGGATTAATAAATGAGTTTTTCGCATCTATATAGACTTTTTGACCAAAAGAAAAAAATAATTTATTTTTTTTATTTTAGACGTAATAGACGTAATGGTGTAATAACGTAATGTAATCAACGAGTTATGTTAGTACAGTACATTACAGAGTGTGTATAGGAGTAATTTATATAAAATGCGCGCGCAACTTTTTTTTTGAAAAAAAAAAAACTTACTCTTGGGTAAAAAGTCCTTACTGGAACGCTACAAGTACACGGAAATTGGAACTGGTTAAGTTGGAAGGTTTAAAAAGGAGATAGAGATGGCATTGAAGGACGTTTACAACAAGGCCCCGGTGGCCCAAAAGAAGCTGAATCAGCGCTTGGCCAAGCCGGTGAAGCCTTTGAATCAGCATAAAAAGCCTTTAACCCCCCTGGAATGGA